ACGGCGAAGTTGCCCAAGGACGTGCCTAGTAGTTTTGGGCGCTCGGGTTTGATACCGAGCACCCTATAGGCCGCCAAGACGATAGCAGTGAAGAATAGCGTCTGTAAAGGGAACGTATAAGCATTTCCCATAGACGACACCATGTGCAACTCCACCTCAGCCCCGTCTGGAAGGACGGTACAATGCGATCGTGTGGCCCAGAGGATTGAAACTACCTCTTTGGGAAACATTTCACGCACCAAACTGAGAGACATTGAGTCTGAAGCTGACGACAGGTCGATGGTACCAAACCTGCCCGTCATGGACCCAAGCCGAGCTAGGGAGCGATTGATATCGGGTTGGTAGCGGAGGTCTATATGAAACGACCGGCGCAACCCACCCTCCATCGTTCGACCTATACCTTTCTGGAAGAGCATATTCAGAACGGCCTCGGTGCACGTGGTTCTGCTTATCAAACGGTACTTAGGAGCAAATGCAAGTCGGCTACCCTTGACGACACGACGACCCTTAAATAATGAACGAGTAGACTCAACGCTCGTCCACAGTGGGTCGTTACATATCGCCTCTTCGAAAAAGTTGAAGAGAGCAGGATTCGTCGTGCTAAGATCCGATAGTCCAACCTTTGAAAGGAAGTCGGTACCAGGCGAACCTATATTTGCACCATTCCCTAAGCTCAGGTTGTTGTAAATCTTCGACCAAGTTAATGTCGAATTACCTGTGCCGTCGGGGTAGAAAAAGTCATATATGATCGACTTCGCCTCCCCAATGACTGTAGCTTCGTGGGAGTAGCAGTTGGTGGTGGTGTCCAGGACAAATCTACCACACTGTTCGTTAATTTCTAAGAACAGTTTCAGCGCAGCGCTGTCAGCCTCTTTGTCAGCCCCGTCCCGGAATTTCTTCAGGATAGAGCGACGCAGGTGCTGCATAGCGAATTGCCGTGTGGTAATACCTGGATAGGGGTTTACAGCCCCATTCCATCCAGACTGCGACAAATCGTGGTCAAGAGCTAAGGGGATACTCAGAGCGAAATCACGCATCTCAGGCCTCTTCGGTTTGATCAGGGTTAACCGCGGTTGTTTAGACCGCGGCCTTTAACAGCACTTTAGCCAGCTTAGACGATGCCACTTACAACGGTGTCGCCAATGCCAGCAGATTGCTGCGTCAGGGCCCCAATATGGGCCGAAATCGCAGCACGCACGTTAGCCGCGTCCGCCAGATCCGCGCCCGCAGGCAGATCGATCATCGTAGTGATCTGCATGTTAGAGTACGGTTGACCGGCGAGCGGCAGCACACCCTTGCGGGTGAGAAGCTTGAACGTGTTGCGAGGAACATCCTTCACAATACCCGTCGTCGGATTAGGTTTCCCGAGGAACTTGAAAACCTTGGGCCGCCAAAAGGTGATCGTGAAAGGAGAGGCCATCGAGGATGCGGTTACTCCGGCCTGCGTTCCACCGAGAGCACTCACAGCGACCTGCTTACCGGACGGATCCGGAGCCATGTCAGCAACGTGGGTGTAGGTGGGCGCAGTGAACCCGGTTTGTGCCGCCCCTGTGATAGGGCTAGTTAGAGCGAAGCTCATGTTATTGGTTTTCTTATATGTTAGGACCCGCGCGGCTTATCTGTGCCACTTGCGGGAACTGCTTTGAGGAAAGCCGTCGATAGCCTGAGCGAGTAGGGCTGCGCAATTAAGCAGCTGACCATCACTCAAATTATACGTGAACTGAAGCCGAGGGTATGGAACCCCGACGCCAGCGCCACGTTGCACGACGCGTTTGCTTAAGATTGAACCTGATGGACTTGCCGAACCACTAGACAACTTCCACCCTGCGCTTGGCACCCACGTGTCATCGAAAATCCAATCGGAGAAAGTGTTAGTCTCCGTGATGACAGTGATGTTTACGTACAGGATATTGGTCGTGTTTGTGGTAATTGAGTTTAGGCAATCGCCAACGTTGACGAAATAGTCCACGAGGAAGCTCCAGGGAAGTAGTTCCCAACATGTCGGGATAAAGGAACCTACATCAATACCGTAGGCTCGCTCTGTGTCCCGCCACTCTGGAGTATCCGACTGAGACCGCATTGCGCCCTTGAATCGGACCAAATGGCGTTCGTAGCGTGCTGCTCTTACACACCTGTAGCGCGGGCCAGACGCGATAAGAAACGTCGACCCTACCTTAGGTGCATAAGTGCTACTTATGTCAAAGGACTTCTTCTTACCCGACGATATTTGTCGGACAGCGGGATATGTCAGGCGTTTTTGTAGATCCTGATATGCACCAATCGAATCGTTGATGTCATTAATCAGAGGCTTCCACCCAAACATAGTCTCAAGCCAGGCACTGCTCAACTTGTTGTTGATTTCGCGCCAGTGTTTTCTAGGCTGTTTTACTGACCGCATGATTTTCTTAGCGGTTTTCATCCAACCATCACAATCGCGATACAAGCTGTGTGCAGCACCTTCCAGCATCCTGAGCGTTTCAGGCAACTCACCGAGAGCCGTCAGAGCTTGCATCTGCTCGTACGTCTTCCGGCAATCGCTTAGGAACTCAGTAGCTGCCAGGTTGTAGACGAAGTCTGTGCTCATAAACGGACCGTTAGGAACGTCGTGCGGAAGAACGGTAGCTGCAAAATCACCGTTCCCCAACACGCGGTACGTGTATGTGGGGTAGCTGGGGTGCGAATACGATAACTGCACCACAGCACGCTTGCTTTGCATGGCTTGGTACTCCGCCGCCATGTTTGTCGTGGCATTTTCTCCACTAGCGACTTGCCTCCTCCAGTAGGGATTAGAGACTCCTATGCGGTTGCGAGTCAACACGTAAAGCTGTGAAACAATCGTGTCGGCCGGCTCGGCTTCGAAGCCTTGTATCCACTTCTTGGTAAAGGATCGCGTCGACAGGTAGGCGGTAGAATCTTTTATCGCCATACGAGCAACCTAGTCATTTCACCAGGCTTTTAGCAACAGATCGGGCGCTGTTAAGCACGGCGCCAACCACACTCTCACTCGGGGATTCGAGTGGCACGGACTTTGAAGTCAGTACCGTGTTCACCTTGGATTCGAGCATGCTAGATACTCCATTCAGAGCTACGACGCCCGCGCTACTAAAAGCAGTAACAGCGGCGCAGACTGTCATGCTCTTCTTGAAGGTCTCCAACATGCTATAATTTCCTTAGTGATGTGGCTCTGTAACACTTAGGAAGGACCGTAGGTAGGGTCCCAGACAACCTGAGATAAGTAGCCATCGTCGCCAGAATCGAAACCCTGGACGAAGTTGACCACGAACATCAGGACTGTGCACCAGTACTCTTCCATGTCGAGCGCCGAACAAAGCGACTCTTCACTTGGGTACCTCTCGTTGAAGGCTTCAACAGCCCGCATTGAGCACAGGTCTGCCTCGAACACACGGTCTAGATACAACAGTGCAGTCGGAAGCAGTCTCGTCGCGCATGAATCTTTCATATAAGCGTCTCCAGTAACTGGAAGGCGCCCGAAAAATTCAGACGCTAAGGACCC